CGCAGTAACAGCAATAATTGAAGTGTTAACAAGAATAGGAGTGCTAGGTATCCATTTCTCAATAAAGGTTGAATCTCGGTAGACTTCATAGCATTTACCATTCTTTACTACATGAGAAACAACGACCTGTAACTTAAGGTCATTAGGGTAGCTTCCTACTGGAATGTTATCTTCGTTAGGGCATTTGATAAAGAACTCTTTATCTTTTTTGACTTTAGGTTTATATTCTGGCGGCTCTGGTATATCTGGTTGAGGTTGTTCTGGCTGTTTAACTGGATCTGTAGGAATAAATTTATCAGGGTGATATTGTAAAGCCTCGAATGTCGGATAACTTACAACAGGATAATCAATTCTAGGTTTGTCAATAATATCTAAAGTTGTCGGATATTGTTCCCATGTTCTTGTTCTGGGAATATAAATTTCTTTTATCTGTATCTGTGGTATTTCAATTCTTGGGATTTCCAAGTTTGTTCACCTTTGGTGGTTCTGGTAGCTGTACAGATGGCCCTGTGAAATCTGGTATCTTACTTCCCATCACATCTGGTAACTTATCTTCCAGACTTCCCATGATCTTGTTTTTTAAAGTCCTTTCAAATTCGGGGCTTTGCATATAGCGTATTGCTACATATCCGAAAGCTGCCATTGATAATGACATTAAAAATGACAAAATAGAAATAATTTTTATAATGCGGTCAATCATAAAAGTTAAATTTTAGTGATTTACCAAGGTACACCAGCAGTTACAGTAGGAGTTTTAGATTCTGTTATCTGTGCAGCAATAGATGTTTCGATAGCAGTTACTTCATCAGAACCTATTGCAGCTTTAGCCCATGCAATGGCATTATCTTTTGTAATGTCTTTATATGCAATAAACGATCCAGAATCAGCAGCAGCAAGCTGTACAGAACCATAAGCAGAGCCAGTATGATCTCCGTCTGCATCACTAGCAGTCCAATGAACAGTGGTTACGACATCAGATAAAGAACCTACAGTTTTTGTTGCATCTAATGACACAACATTCCAAATAACAGCCATAATAAAAAATAACTTTTTGTATATAGTTTAGCTTTATTCTACAACTTCGCTTGAAGTTTCTTTTCCTGTAGATATTTTTACACCTTCTTCTTCTTGTAATAAATTAAAAAGTTCTAAATATTGATCATTTTTGGTTTTAAATTCTTGATATGTTTGAGCATTTTCTTTTTGAAGTTTTTCAATTTCTTCTCTAACAGTATTAAATTTATCAGCAAGAGCTTGTGCTTCTGCTTTACGTTCTTCGCATCTTTCAGATAGTTTTGACATAAAAATAATTTTAATTATCCAATAATACTAAGCAGATTCCAAGGCTGCAACTTTAGTTTCTAATACTTCTATTTTAGCCATAGCTTCTTGTAATGCTTTTAATGCTTTAATGTGTAAAACAGAATATCTAAGTGTTTTTGTAACAGTACCTAAATCTTTACCCTCATCATCACGGTCAATATTATCTACAACTAAACCTGGTGAGGTTTCTTCAACTTCTTGTGCAATTAATCCTATTTGTGTGTATGTTCCATAATCAAGTTCAGATTTAAAATTATAATTTCTTATTTTTAATGCTTTTATATCATTCCATTGTGATTTAGCATCAACAATATTTTCTTTTAGTTTTATATCAGAAAGACTGCTATAACTGTTATTAGTATTTTTTACATCACCATCCGTTTCAATAGCAAACTGTAAAGTACCTCCTGATAATAGTGATGTACCACTACTTCTAATTTCAAAGAAATTATGACTATTTGAGCTTTGATGTCTCTTATGAAGAACACCAACGGAATCAGTATCATCTACTAGTGAAATTATACGCCCTTTTGACAAAATAGCCATACGTTCAGAAGGACTTGAATTACCATCTTTAGTAGTACTAAATGTTATACGGCCTGGAGTATCATTACTACCAGGTGTTCCATCTATGTTTACTACTATTGAAGCAGCCCTACTTGCCTTATCTGATCCATCTGCTGCTTGGAAAAAGAGTCCTCCGACTTGATCACCATCTGCAACTGCAGTATTTGAACCAACTGCAGTACCTCTTGATTTACCAAAATAAATTCCAGGTCCAACACCATTATTACCGTTGTACACAAAAGATCCTCTACCATAATTAGCACTTGATGCGGATTCAACTTGAAGTGAAGGATTATTACTACTACTAATAGCATGACTAGTACCACTAGTTGTTCCAATAAGCAACCTTCCAGACGAATCTATACGCATACGTTCTGTATTATTTGTTGCCATTTGAAAATCTACATTTTCTCGACTCCATATACCAGCAGTATCGGTATCAGTAAATATTGTTAATCCATCTTGAGAAGTAGCACCTGTATCATCATTTGTTAGATGTATTTGACAATCACTAGTTGAGTTATTGTGTACATGAAGTGGCCCTCTTGCTGGACTTGCTATACCTATACCTACGCTTCCAGATGAATCTATACGCATACGTTCTGTAGGACTAGCAGCACCATCAGCAGTAGTATAAAACTCAAGTCTTCCTGGCATATCGTTACTTCCAGGTGTGCCGTCTACTCTCCCTACAATCCAAGCAGCAGCACTGTCTGAATCTGTTCCATCATTCCCTACAAATTGAATAATTCCTAAATAATCTCCTGATTGAACAATTGTGTCAGAGCCAACAGAAGTTCCTCTTGACTTATTAAAAATAAAACTTCCAGACCCTCCATCATTAGAATTTCTAGTGATAGATGCTGAAGAGGTAAATGAATTTGTACCTTCAATCTGTAATTGAGGAGTAACAGCACCAGGTGATCTTGAAGTAGATGTACCTATAAGCAACCTTCCAGAGGAATCTATACGTACTTTTTCAGTACCATCTATAGAAAACCTATGTGTATCACTCGCATATTCATATATTTTGTTGCTTCCTTTTTTTAATTGATATTGACCTATAGCATTTATTATTGAAAAATCAGTTCCACTATCTCTAATTAAATCAATACGAGGTTGCTGGCTAGAGCCATTACTTAAAAATTGGACTCGTTCACCAGTAGCAGTCTGAACTTCAAATTTTGTTGATGGACTTGTTGTACCAATACCAACTCGATTATTTGTAGAGTCAACGTGTAAAGTATCTGTGTCAATAGTTAGATCACCTATAATACTACCACCAACATTTAGGTTGTTAACTATATTAATTTGACCATTAGCATCAATTCTCAATCTAACAATATCATTCGTATCGTCTTTAAACTTTAATTGTCCACTATTAGCAAAAATACTAAAGTCTGGATCGTCATTTGTATCTGCAAAAGTAATGCTTGGACTTATATCACTTATTGTCATATCTCCTGTTACTGCAAAGCCACCTGTAACTGTCTCTGCTTTTTTACTATTGTCGAAATAAAGTTCTACGGCTCCATCAGTTTTTGCAACTATACTTTCTTCGCCAGCTTTAGCTTGTATTTGAATATTCCCATTAGTATCTTGGATTCTTAAATTACCAGTTGTATTTTTAATAAAAGAATTTGTCCCATCAGTAAATATTTCCATGTCACCACCAGTTCCAAAAATTGCTTTATCATTATCAGCAAAATCAATATCATTACCATTACTTTGTAAATCTCCACCTAATTGGGGTGTTGTGTCGTTTACTAAATCAGTATTTACTGCTGTAAAACTTAAGTTGCCATTACTATCTGTCTGTAAAAATGCACTATTAACAATAGTAGAAGGTAAAGTTAATGTATAACTTGCACCTGCACTATGGGCTGGTGATTTAATTTTCACTCCATGACTATTTTGTGAGCAGTTAAGTTGGATTGTTCCATCAGAACTACTACCATCACCTTTCACCTCAACAACACCTGTACCATTTGGATTTAACTTTATATTGCCATTTGTTGTGCTTGTATTAATCTCACTAGCTTGAACATCAAGGTTACCACCTAACTGTGGGGTAGTATCCTCCACTACGTTACTTAGACCACTACCTGCTGGAACTGTCGCCCACTTTACACCAGTAGCTTCATTACTATCTGCAACTAATACATAGTTATTTTGACCAACAGAAAGGGCTGTAGGGTCACCAGTTCCATCTCCAACTAAGATTTGACCTTTAGTAGCCAAATCAGTATTCATGACGGCTCCAGCAGCATCTACATTAGTTGCATCTGTAACATCAGCACTAGCTTCTATACCATTTAATTTACTATGATCAGCATCAGTAAATACATTACTATCACTAGCTGCTTCTACTGCTGCTCTTATTTCTGCGTCTGTTTGATCAGCCGTAGCATTTGCTTCTATTGCATTTAATTTACTATGATCAGCATCTGTAAACACATTAGAATCTGTTGCTGATTCAACAAGAGTTCTTATCTCAGCAGCAGTTTGATCAGCCGTAGCTGAAGTTTCAATACCGTCAAGTTTTGTGTGATCTGCATCTGTAAATACATTGCTATCAGTAGCATTTTCTACAAGAGTTCTTATTTCTGCTGCCGTTTGATCTGCTGTTGCACTGGCTTCTATGCCATCTAACTTTGTTTTGTCACTAGCTGACATACTTCCAGCATTAGATCCAGAAGCTGCTTGTAATTTAGAACCAGCTATAGCTGCACTTGCATTTATATCAGCATCAACAATAGTTCCATTAGTAATCATTGTTGAACTAACAGTTCCTGTATCTCCTGTTGTTACAACTGTTCCTGTGGTGTCAGGCAATGTAATTGTTCTATCAGCAGTGGGATCTGTAATTGCTAATGTTGTTTCATTTGCATCATCAGTAGCACCTTCAAATACAAGATTACCTGTAATAGTTTGTGTTCCATCTCTTTTTACATAATCATCAGCTATTTCTTGTATTCCATTTATTAATTGATCTGTACTTGTATCTAAATCTGTTTCTGTAAGAACGCTTCCATCTTGAAAATCAACAGCTTTTGTACTTACATTTGTATTCCTACGAAAAACAATAGCAGCACCGTTTGCAGGTTCATTACCACTGGTAAATGTAATTTGAGTGGCACTGGTAAAAGTATAATGAGTTCCTAAAGTTTTTAAAACACCTGCTACTGTTACATCTATGTCAGTATTTTTTACATAAGTAAAAGATATAGCAAAAGGACCAGCCGTAGTATTGCCAGTGTGACTTGTACTTGTGGTTGTAGTGTTGGTAGCCATGATTAGTCAGGTAAAGAAGGAAGTGATTTTAAAGCTTCTAAATTGTCATTAATTTGTTCTTTTCTGACAAGAGCTTGTATTTTTGCATATTCTAATGCACGTTCTGGATTTTTTTCTAACCATAATTTTTTTCCGGCTTTTTTATATACATTTATAATATCTCTTAAAATATCTTCCGCTAGATCACGATTAGCTTCTTGTGCTTGAACTTCGATATCCATATTATTTTGTTCAATCATTTCACCTCTTACACTTTTCATTAAAGCTTGAAAATCTTTTTGCTGTATTCGCCTGTGTAAAGCTCTAACCATAGTCATGCCATTTATTTTTGCAAAGGCAGTTTCTTCAATAAGGTCTAAATGTTCATCATAAGTTAGTTCTATTCCACTTCCTATTTGTTGACCACTAGGTAATCTTCCAAGACTTAATTCGTCTGAAGGTTGTGTAATCCTTGCACCTATTTCATCAAGAGTTGTTAAAACTGTATTATTTATACTGCTTGTTTCTTTAATTGGATTAAGAACACTCATAGTATCAGGACCATAACCAGTTGGATATTCAATAATAGAACCAGTTATAAAGTTTCTCATTGGTCGTAAATCACCATAACCAGGAACTGTTGCTTTTATTTCATTATGAAATTTTCTCAACCATATAAAACCGTCATCACCTGCTCTTACTTTTTTATCTAATATTTCTCTATCAGAAGTTACATTTCTTTTGACTGATCTACTTAATGAACTAAAAGGAATCACTGTTGCGGCTGCTCTTCTAGAAAGCCAATTTTTAAAAAACTCTGGTTTCCCCATTAAGTCAGCAAGCTCAGTTATGCCTTGCAAGTAAGTTTTGTTTGTAACATTACGACCTAATGCAACAGAAGCAGCCACGCCAAAATCATCACGATCTTGTTTACTTAGACCACCTGTAATAGCTGCTGCATCAGCAGCCATCATTAAAAAAGAAGCCCAAGGATCTAATCTCCTAAAACTAACATATTCATATCTAGGTTTGCCATCTTTACCCATTCTTACGTTGCCATCTTCGTCTTTTAAAAGAAACCTAAAACTATAGGGCTGCCAACCTGTAGCCCTTTTTTGATTTAGCATATTGAAATCAGAAGGGCCACCACCAGTAATCGCTAGTTCAGACATAGGATCATTTATTGCAAATGCTGTAGCACCTGCTATTGACCATAATGCACCACCTAAATACATTTCACCTCTTGCTTTTGCTGCTACAGATGGATCAGTACTTCTAAGTGCTTGTCTATATTCTTTCAAAGCCATATTAAATCCTGGTGTTCTTCTTACTTGTGCTTTAAATATATTCACTGGTGTCCTTACAAAAGGTAAGACTACTCTTCCAAAAGGGTGTCGTGAGACTCCTTGTATTGCAGCACCTAAACTATCTTCAGGTAAATCAGCAGTAAATGTAGTTTCAGCAGCATATTTCTGTGCTTTTTCGTATAAATCTAAAACAGATTTATCTTTAATATTTGCCATGCTATTTTTATTAACAATTTCAATAGTTCCATCAAATTGTTGTTGTATGTGTTTTTGTAAATCAGCACCTTGCAAACCTTTCCTCATGCCATCTTCCCAAGCACTTGCTTTTACATAAGCTCTAAAGTTTAGTTGTTTAAAAAATTCATCTTCTGCAAGTAAAAACCTACCTGGTAAACGAACAACAGTACCTAATGTATTGATAATATTTGCTAAGGGTTTATCTCCTTCCATTCTTATTTGAAAACGATCAGCTTCTTGTATCATTGCACCAGGATTAACAATATTATCTTCAATTTGAAATGCTTGTTTTGCTGCTTTTAATGAATCAGTGATAGATGACATTAAGTAATATAATTCTTTACCACCTCTCATAGCTTGCATCGAATCAAATCCTTGCCTCGAAACAGAACCTAATGTGTTTTCTAATGGTCTTGCTAGTGTATTTAAAGCAGTGGACATTATGTTTACAGCGTGTGTTTCTGGGCCAGACAATATTGAGTTTATAAAAATTTCATTTTGTATTTTTACTCCTCTCATGAATCTACTTTCACTAGCCATCTTTTGTAAGGCTTGAGGATTACCTTGTGCAGCTTGTAATTTCTTTGTAATTATTCTTAGTCTTTTCCATGATGCTTTATCACCGTTTTCAGCAGCCTCTATGATTTCTTTAATTGAAAACTCACCTAATGGATCAGTTGGTTCTTTTACTGTTCCTCTAATATCAGTCGCTTGATCTATTGCTTTTTCCGCTGGTGTTCTACCTGCTAAATCGTCTATAGAAGCTGCTACATTACCTACTCCACCACCTGCTCTGTTAGCAGCTAATGTTTGTGCTGGTACTGTTTTTAAAGGTTTGTTAAGAGTAATAAGACCATCTAATACTTTTGCTTCTGTAATGAATTGTTCTTTTAACTCTTCAGTTAAACCACTTTTATTACCTGTAGCTAAAGTTTCATCTATAGTTTTTGCTAATGATGCTAAATTAATAGCATTTCTATTCATCAATTTATTCATCGCTATTAATGTTGCAGGTAAATCTTGCTCTCCTCCTCTGCCATATTTAGCATTAAATTGTCTTGCGTACTCTATAGTCTCTTGTGGTAATTGACTGTTTGCAGAAATAACCATATCTTTAAATGTTCTTTTGTAAGGCCAAGCATTATTAGCATCAAGTTCTTTTAATTTGTCTGCTTCATCAAGAATTAGTTTCTGCACATCAGGGTCACCACCACCTGTAAATTTAGGATTAAATGTTGTTTGTACTTTTGGATCTGCTAAAGCGTCAAGATCTACTTTATTAATATCTAAAGAATTAGCTGGATCAAAATATATTCTTACTTGATGTAGTCTTTTACCTTTACCTGCTTTCTTTCCTCCTTGATGTGTTAAACCACCAAAACCTTCTCTTTGTAATTCTTCAGTAAAAGAAGAAAATAAGTCTGATGTAGTGGCAGCACTTAAACCACGGTTATTAGAATAAAGTTTTATTTCATCGTATATTTTACCAATGCTGGGATTTGGCCCTACATCGTCTAATACTCTATCAATTATATCTGCATAATCATCATCATCAAAACTAAAAATTCTTCTTATTTGTTCAATTTTTTCAGGACTTGCAGGTGCATCTAAATCAAAAAACTTTACAGGTTGTTTTTCAGTAACTTTATAAACAACACCACTAGGCTTTTTACCTTTTACTCTGTTTTTCTTTTGGTATTTAGCAGCAGTTACTAAATCTTCTGTTACATAAAAACCATCTCCATATAAATTTTCTACAGCTTTACCAAATTCACCACCTTCTACAAGGTTTATTTCACTAGCAGCACCATGATAAAATTCGTTTTGTCCTCTTGTATCAGGTAAATCAAACTTTATTGGCGTTGTATTTTTAGGTGTTACCTTAGTAGGTTGTTTATTAAGACCAAGATCTATCATTTCATCGCCAAGATTATCAACGACATTATCTGTCATTAATATTTCATCTCGTCTTGCTAGTCTTTTTATTATCCTTTCATACAACTCAGGTGTTTTTTTAATTGCTTTTAGACCTAGACTAAAAGTAGTAAGGGCTTCACCTGCTACCAATCCACCACTTGCTTGTCTAAAACGTGCTTCAGCTACACCTATTTCTTCTTGTGTTTTAGCTTTTAAAAGATCGCTTATAGGTGTTGCTAACCTTGGATGTTTGTCGATCATATTAAACAAGTTTTCCTCATATGGATCTTGCACAACAGCGTCAGTAATAAAACCTGCAAGAGCATTTCTAGCCCAGGCATTATTCATTCCTACTAGCTTTGTACCTTTCAATCCTTTACCAATAACACCAGCAGGTAGTAAAAACTGCGTTATAGCTTGTGGCATCGTATAAGCCCAATCTTCCTTGTCACTTTTTATTTCAAGACCTAATGCTTGTAAATCTATAAGTTCATTATTATCGTATGGATTGCCAACAGCGTAATCATAAATATCATCTACAAATTCAACTGTTTCATTTACAGCTTTCAAAGGACCAGATAAAGCACCTCTGATAACTTTAGAGGTTTTAGTTTTTTTTAGTTCTTCTCCACTTTTTTTTAATTTTTCACGAAATTCTTTACCAGCTTCTTGTCTGTTTTCAAAAAAACGACCTATTGGATTTGAATCAGTCATAATTAATTAGAATTTTGTTGAAATCTTCCTTGTTCTGATAAAAAGTCAAGGGCGTTGTTGTAATGAGAACCTCCTTGATTTAGCTCTGGCAAAGCACTCTCTACTGAAGTTCCAAAAGAATCTTTTCTTGTCAAGCCATCAGTATCTAAAGTTGATACGTTACCTGTCAATATAGCTGCATATAACTCTTTTACGCCATGTCCTGGTTTGACACCTCTATCTTTTAAATACCTTACAACTGGCCCTAACATTTGCTCTTCAAAACTCATACCATCTCGGTATCCATAAGCTTTACGTTCTGGAATACCAAATTGAATTAATCCTTTGTAGTTATTACCTTCTCCACCTATTATCTGAGGGTCAAATGTACCCATTGTTTCTTGTGAAATTACAGCAGCTAGGTCTTCGGGTTTTACTCCTAATTCATTTGCTGCTGAAACAATAGCTTGCTGTTTACTGCCATCAGTGATGTTAAGACTTGAAACATTACCAACAGGCATTATAAGTTCTTGCCCTACTTGTATAAGATCTGCATTTGTAATATTATTTTCTTTCATAATAGCCTCTACTGTTGTACTGAACTGATCTGCTAATTGTGTAAGAGTGTCTCCTTGTTCAACAGTTACTGTGGTTGGAGAATCATCATCACTGAAAAAACCAGCTTCCAAATTACTATCCGCATCACCTTCAATATCGCTTAAATCATTATTATCAAGCCCACTTTCTAATAATGTGGTTGGATTCATTTCTCTTGCTTTTTCAAGATATTTTTGCTTTATGCTTTGTATGTTTTGAATTAATTCTAAAGTATTAGCTTGCCTACCTGCTTCACTTGTTCTGTATTCAAATAGTTCAAGTTTTGCTTGGTTATATAAATCAGTAACTTTTCGAGATCCTCTATCATTTAATTGCCCTGTCATCGATGTAATAAAATTAGGATTTTTAAATTCACCAGTAAGCTCTGATTTGAGTTCTGTTAAACCTTTATTAATTTCTGTGTATAAACCCCTTTCTGCATCATCTGTTGTATCTAATAAATCCTTTAAAAGACTTCTGTTTTGTGGTGAATTTTCTACGCTATTAAACCAATTCATAGCAGCGTCAAAAGAACCTCTTTTAGATCCGTAGACATTTGATTGAATGTTAATTCTTGTTTCAGCCCAAGTTTGCCTACCATCCATATCTAAAACATTACCAGTTGATAAAATATCTTTAGCTCTAAAAGGATATTTTTTAGCTGTATTTTCTAAAATTCTTGGATCATTAGTATCTATAAAAGCTTTTATATTGGTTTCAATATCCTCTTCTTCCATCCTTTTTTTTTCCAACTCTCTTGTTTTTTCTGATTTATAAACATAATCATTAACTTGTCTTCTTAAAGTGTTTACTTTACTTTGATAATCAGGATGAGATGTAAGGTTTAAAGTTCCACTAGGCCCATAAGGAAACTTTTCTGCTATAGCTAAAATATCTTCTGCTGCTTCTATATCACCATCACCAGAAAGACCTACAGCTTCTGCTGATTCTGTAATTACTTTTACAAGTGTTTTGTTAATATCACTTCTATCTTTTGCTGGTAAACCTAAACTGTTAATAGTAGTTTCAAAATCTAATATTAACTTTTCATCTACAACATCAGGACTAACTATAAGATTTTCGACTAAAGGAATTGCTAAAGATTTAATATTTTCTACTTTAATCTTTTTAAATTCTTGTATGTGATGTGATGATATTCTTTCTGTAGCAGAAGCTAATTTTGGTAAAAAATGTTCTGCCACATAAATTGATCTTACGTCACCTAGTTGTTCAACTACTTTTTCTCTTTCACCTGCTAACCAATTTTGATATTCTGGAGAATCAATAGAAAATTCACTTAAAGATTTACCATCTATTTGCGTGGTTTGATAACTTGTTGCTAAATTTGTTTCTAAATTATTAGCTAATATTTGAGTTTTTGTTTTTTGATAAGCTCTATCTGCAAAAATGCTACCACCAATTAGTTGTCTTGCTGCGTTTTGTCCTTTTGTTTTACCAATTTCTTTACTTGTTTCTTTAAAACCTTCAAAAGATTGTTCAATAGCTATATCCATACCTTCTGCTTGTTCATCTTCAATAGTCTTTTTCATATAAAAATCAAGCACTGGATTTACTGCTGATAAAGCTTTTGTTAGCTGAGTAAACCCATCATCTTCTATAAGAGGTACAGTGCTTTGTCTAACAAAGGTATCAACAGGTCCTGCCGAAGATTGAAAGGCTGTGCTTTGGTAACTAGAACTCATTATTCAGCCGCCCCTAATAAACCTGTGTAAGATCTGACACCAGCACCTAAGAAGTCAAATATACTACTTGTATTTGCCCTAGCAGTTGCATAGGCTTGGTTTTGCATATCTGTTGCAGCGTTTAATCTGCTATCTCTTCGAGCTTGTAAACCTAAAGTATTTCGTCTAAATTGACCTTCTGCTGATTTCATTGTTTGATTTATACGATTTCTTAAATTAGCTGACTGTCTTCCAGCATCCATTGATAATAACTGTGCAGTACGACCACCTAATCCTTCTGTAGCTGCAATAGCACCTCTTGCTTGTTGTCCTTGTATAGTTGCTGCTAATCTTTCTTGTGCTTTAGCTGCTCTTGTTTCTTTTAAGTTTGCTGCTAAACCTTCTTGTTGTTGTGCAAATGCTTGTTCTGCTGATTCTGCTGATCTTCTTGCTGCTTCATATTGATAACGTGCTGCTCGACTTGCTGCTCTGTTTCGAGCTATCATCTGTGCTCCTTGTATTCCTAAACTTGCAAAGAATAATGGCTGTACTGCTCCTAAAGCTGGTAACGCTGCAACACACATTTAAGAGATCCTCAGAAATTCGTAGAATGGCTTACTTTCCTGTCCGTATTCTTCGTGATAGCTAATAAAAGTAAACCCAAGAGCTTTTAACCATTTTATAGCAGAATGGTTTTCTGCATATACCATATTGTATAGCATTTTATAATTTTTCAATAGGCTATCTACCCATTTTCTACCTTCTCTTATTAATTGTATTTTATATTTTTTATTAGTAAACAACTCATCAGTTGCTACCATCCATATACATCCATCAGAGATAACACCACATAAGCCTATAGGGTTGTCATTATCATCAGCTATAGCCATGTTTGTTTGACCGTATAAATAAGATAATCTCAGTGCTTCTTCTGGTTGTTTTCCTGTTTGATAAAAAGCTTCCATTTGATCCATAGTTCTCATGTTTTTTGCAACATGATTAAGATCACTTAATTTAGATTTTCTTAGATACCCCATCAAATACGTCTTGACCTCATATGGAACATAGCTTCATATTCAGCACTTGATAATGTTGTTGGTAAAAAAGTATTGTTTTTCACATCTATTTTTACTCTGTCTGCTCTACTCATAACTGGAACTTTAAATGTTCCTGTTTCTAGGCTTACTGAACCAATAGATGCGGATGCAGCACCAAGAAGACGACCAGTAAATTCTTGTGTTGAAGTGACGTTATGATCTGGAGTGACTTCTACTTTAAAAAATCCAGTATCTTCAAATTTAAGATAAAAATGTTTTAACTGTAAACGACCACTAATAATTTCACCACTTTTTTGTCCTCCTGATGATTCTGTAAGACGTTGTGATGAAAACCTATAGTGCATTTCATAAGGTTCACCAATTATGAATTTGCTATTTCTTACGTCTTTATCTGCAATAGTTATTGTTGATGTTGTTCCATTTGTTAAATTTGTAGATGTTAACTTCTGTCCAGGCTTTAATGTTTGAGTAGCTCCTACATTATCAACAAAAGTGCTTGTTTCTACGCTTGATAAAAACCTTCCTACAACCTCCATATTAGAATGTAGTTTATATGGAACAGTAATAGTAGAAACTTTAGTTGTGCTGTTGTAGGCAACAGAAACACCAGTAGTAGCTTCTGTAATTTTACGATCTAAATGATATTGAAAATCAGCGTTAGGTTCTTTAAAATCTGATTCAAAAGGTATCTTTTCTAAAAGTACTTCTGCACCTAAATCATTATATGTTATTGCTCTATCGGTTACTATAAATAAATCAGTACCAATAAAATCTATATTTTTAATTTCTCTACTTGGATCTAAAGTATATGTAAACCACGCATTTAATATCTTTTCTGATCTTGCCCCATATAACCATCTATTTACATAAAGAACATTTGGATTTGTTGCACCTAATAAAACTAATACGTCTTCATTCGTAGAAACAGCAATTTTAAAAATATCACTCGGTATTAGTCGTGGTATATGAATAGTAATATTAGTAGCATCTTTAACATTGACATTTGGATTCGTTATATATTCTCTAACTCCAGCAAAGTTTCCTTTTTTTGTTAAATAATAAATAGAACTTCCAGAACCTACAGGTGCAGCTTCATCTGTTGATTCAAATTCTGTTGCTACAACTACGTTAGCTGTTTTAGGTGTTAACGTGTCAGATGATGATGATAAAACGAATTGTGTTTGTTCAGAAAATAATATTAGTTTTTCACCCATATTTACTGCATGTTTTAGAATAGCTACTTTTGTATGTGATGCAGCTACGTCTATAGGATCACTGTCTATTATTGATAAAACAGTTTCTGGAAAGAATTGAAAAAATTCTGATACTGTTGATAAAATTACATTATCATCAGCTAGAAATCCTAATCTATTTCTAAAGAAAAATACATTATTAATTTTTGACCCAATAAAAGATGGATCAGATGCTGATATTTCATCACCAACAGTTCTTTCGCCCCATCTAGGTAAAGTGTAATTAACACCAGATAACGTATAAATATCACCATCAACTCTTGCAAATCTAAAATTACCATCTGCTTGTCTTACTAATACATGTGGCATTGTGTCGTAATTAAATTTAAATTTTATACCTGCTTCTATTGATTCTTCCCACTGACCTTCTTCAAAATTACCACCATTATTAGTAACAAACTTAACGTAATAATTATCAAAATTTGTAGATTCATCACCTTTTACTTCAACTACCATTCCATTAGGAGCGATAGGCGGTAGATCAGTAAATTGTTGAACTGTGTTTTTTACTGTTGTTATTTGTGTATTACCTTGTGTATCAGAAGCATCTATTGAAAAGTTTGAACCATCATTCTTTTTAATATGTAAAACAGGACCATTAGCCGAAATAGTAAAACCAGTTAAATTTGAATTTAAGGTTGACTGTATTGAATTAGCAACAGTAGAGGTGCTAAGAGGATCATCATTAGATGTATCTTTAGTAGCTGTTGTACCATCTACTGTAACCCTATAAATAGTTTTATCTGTTACTTGATTAAAAAATACTATCGCCTGTGTAATATTGCCTGGCGATAAAGTGTTATCCATTGCAGTAGTTACAGTTGTATTAACAACAAAAGTAAAATCAGCAATTGTTATAGTTTTTATTTGTGATCTTGGATCTGTACAAGATAAATAACCTACGCCATCAGGTGTATTTACTGTCAATTCTGTGCCATCTAATTCAAATACTCTTACACTACTTGTTGGAGTAAACATAACAACATATCTTTCATTAACATCTCTGTTAATCATTCTTACATGACTATTTGTTATCAATCCCCCTGTAGCAATTAATTTACTAACGAACTGACTACCAGCACGTTTTGTAAGACCTAGAACAGGATCACTATTAGCATTGTCCTGTATTTCAGCATGATCAGGTTGTTTTGTAGATTCAGAAGCCTGTGAGACTCCTCTTAATAAGGTTGGAATTGACCTTGATACAAGACCCATAATTACCTAATGATTGCGTTTGCTGGTGAATAAGTATCAAAGACACTTGTTAAAGAAGGATCACCTCTTAATACATTATGATCAGCATTAGATAAATCAGTTTCCATTAGTATAGCTCTTGCTCTAGTTTCGTCTTGTTGCGTATAAGTTCTCAAACCTTGATCACTTACTAACCTATCAACAAAAACTCTTGCAGCTTTTATTATGATATATCTTCTTGCTGGCTCTGGTATCTCAGAAAAAGTTCTCAAGTAAACAATAGTACAAATAAGATCTTCATCAAATTCATATTTATTATTCAACCTGTCATAAAGTTTTAATGCACGTTGAATTGCATCAACACTTGGATGTTGATGAATATTAGGATCAACTCTTAATACATCAGTTGATAATGATATATGTTTAGTTAAAGAATCTCTAGTTAACGTAACATCTATCTCTGTATTAAAACTCCACCCTTCGCTCTGCACATCTTTGTTTGTTTCAGTAAGGGTTGCTTGAGCAAGACGAGCATCAACTGGCAAAGTACCTGTCAAGCTATTTATAGGAGATTCTCCTATAGCAGCCAACATAATATTGACGGCTTCTAATTCAGTGGTTGCAGCAACAGACATGATTAATACTGGTTAAGCATTTTTAAGGCTTCTTCTCTAGCCTTCCTACCTTTAGAAATAACACCAAATTTACTTATTTCTTTAGGATCATCATACTTTTTTCTTAAAAACTCAAGAAATTTTTTACTTGGTGTTTTCTTTTTTTTCTTTTTAGATTTTTTAATCTTTAAAGAATCTCTACTATGTTCCATATTTAATAACCCTTTTTAGTACCTTTACTACTTTTTTTAGTAGTAGATTTTTTAGTGCCTTTAGTGTGATAAGCCATAGTTTTAAATAGTAAGAAAAAGAGTACCCATTGCTGAGTACTCTTTAAGGTAAGTTAAGTAGCAGATAACTTGATAGTAGCTGCACACTCAGGACGGAGGATACCGTGACCTAGAGCATACTTAGCAACCATTAATGTACCTTGATACATAATTCCGTAGTCAGAACCTGATATCTCAGTAGTCATATCCATAAGCTTTACAGTACCCACTGCTGATTTATGGAAGACTAATCCAATAGTTTTACTATCGTCACCTGAGTAAGTGTTGTTAGCACCTGATGGGTTAGATCCTACGTTTGATTGAGGTACGTTGTTACTCATCATCACTGGAATACCAGCAATCTGTTGTACACGACCTGATGCAAATGAACCATTTCCACCTGGGTTGAAGTCAACATCTACTGTTCTTGTAGCAGACTCAGCTAGTTTGTAGTACTCAGCAGGTGGCAATACACAGAATCTGTCTGTTGGAGGAATGTCTCTTTCATCCATTGTCTGTGCAATGTCATAGATAGCAGCAGCTATCTCATCACCAGATACGTTAGCTGAAGTTGTGTTACCAGCAGCTAGTTGAGCTGTGATACCACCACTTCCACCTGTAAGTGTTGCAGATGCTCTTGAAGCATTAGCGATTACCTTTGCTACGTTCTGATCATAAGTTCTAGCTAAAGCCTTACCTAATTCATCAGCGTAAGTAGCCCTTACGTCGTAATGATTCTTAAGCTCGTCTAAGTTTGAGACAAATGCTTGTGAAATAAGTAGATCATCAATAGAAATAATCTTCTCATTTGCCAAGATCTGGTTTGCACCAACTAATGGTGTACCTGGTGTGTGATATGCAGCAGTTGCAGTACCTGTTACAGGGAACTGTGCTGATTTGCCTGAGGTTATGGTACGAACAGAATGTAGTTGCTCATTAAAAATGTTGTTACGAGCAAAGGCTGTTAGAACCTCGCCACTGAACACCTTTAAGAACAACGCGTCAAACGCTGTTCCTGTATTGTTTACCAGACCCAAGCGTGAAACTGTGGCGTTAGCCATAATTTAATTCCTTTAGGTTGATTGAATAATTTGAGAAACTAACTTCACTACTTTCTGTTCTCTCCAGTGGTATCTGACGCATCAGGCACTTTTGATATTAAGATTTTCGTTTTGTTAAGTTTATACTGATCCGCAATTCCACTTGCGTAGTGCAAGGGCTTTACGAGTCAACTTACCATCTTTCTTTAATGGTCCTTTTACCTTAGACATCCTTGCACAAAAAGATTTTCTTCTTGCTTTTTGTCTAGGAGAAAGACCTGTCTTTTTAGTAACAGGAGCTTGCAAGT